AGCAATGTCTACAGTCAGCGGTCATTGCCACTCTATTGCTAATATTAATTGGCTGGCTGGGCCTAATACTCGCCTCTTCGGAATGAATGTAGGATGCGGTATAGATATTAACCATATCGCAATGTCGTATGGTTCTAATTATCTAAAGAAGCCTATTGTTTCTTGTGGTGTTGTGATTGATGGACATCCTTACTTGGAGCTTATGGATCTATGAGCAGAAAAAATATAAAACAATCTTCAGCCTTTAGAGGAAAGACAGCAGGTAAACCTAGACGATCTAAGAAAAACAAGTATGGTTTACGAAAAAGTGGAAGAAAAAATTAAATGTTTTCAACACCTAGTCTTCATTCGATTGCTTATGATGTAATAGAATATTGTCAGGTTGAATTTGATATTCAAAGTGTTTACGTTATCTTCTCTTTAAACGAAGAGTTAGATTGCTGGGCTACTTGTGAAGAAGATCCTGACACTGCCTTCTCATCTTATCGAATAGAAGTACATCCTAAACAGGACTTAAGAGATTTTGTAGCTTCGTTGGTTCATGAAATGGTTCATGTCAAACAGTTTGTTACAGATAAATGGGAAGGTGACGGAGAAGAAGAAGCTCTGAACCTCCAGTACAAAATAACCGATAAGATATGGAAGGAAGGAGTAATTTAATGGAAAGTATGACCGAAGATACTACGGAAGAAACAACCGAAAGTAATGTCCCAGCTATTGGACTAGACGTTGTTTTAGGATACCTAGCAAGTCTTGCTGATTCGCTAGAACAGATTGCACGAAGAATTAAAGACGATGTAAATGGCCTAATTGTTCAGGCCAACAAAGATAACCCAGAAGAAATCAATGAAGGAGATACTAATGATGACTCAGAATAAGCCAGCTACTTTTGTTACCGGAACCCTCGATGTTCAGTGGGCGTTCCTCCATAAGGTTGATGATAAGTTCGGTAAGCCCGGAAACCATAACATCACCGTTGTTGTTGACAGCGATCTTCAAGCCCAGCTTGATAAGCTCAAGACAGATCATAACGCTACGAAGATTAATGGTATGAGAACCACCGATGATGGTGTTACTCTTATCAAGGCAAAGACCTCTTCCTTCTCAAAGAAGGGTCAGGAAATCTTCCCTTGTTATGATGCAAACGCTCAGAAGACTGAAGCGGTTGCCTTTGGTGGAGACAAGGTTAAGCTCAAGCTTACCCCTATGATCCTTGACCGAGACTCTTCAATGAGTCTATTCCTTAGCGGTGTTCAGATTATTGATAAGAAGCCATATGAAGATACTGGTGGATTCTCAAAGACTGAAGGCTTCGACGGATCTGACTACAAGGCTCCGGTAGCCGAGACTGAAGTGTCTGTATCCGCAGACGAAACTTCGGTTGATGTGGAAGACATTACAGATAATGACCTTCCGTTCTAAAGACTCCCTTGAGTGGGTTTTCCCCCTAAACCCCGTAGCGGCTTCCCGGCCCCGGCTCTCTAAGGGTCGGGGCGGGAGGCCTCACGCTTATTACGCTGGTCCTTACAAGAGATTTATCTCTGAAGCAGCTAATGTAGTAGACGAGGTATTTAGTAAAGGGTATCCTTTATTAGAAGGACCGCTCCATGTGTCTTTGCAAATGAATGTTAAAAAACCAAAAACAACCAAGTTTGATTACCCAAAGTGGGACGTTGACAACGGAATCAAAGCTTGTTTAGATTGTTTAAATAAAAAGCTATGGGTAGACGATTCACAAATTATTTCTATAAACGCTTCTAAAAACTGGGCGGAAGATGGCGAAGAGGGACACTTTATTATAAGTGTTACGGAACAGTAGGATTAACGTCCTCTGTTCTCTTGGCTCCGTAGCCCAATCGGCAGAGGCAGTGGACTTAAAATCCATACAGTGTGGGTTCGAATCCCACCGGAGCTATTTGGTTTGACTGGTTCGACAATAAATCTAACTTTAATTAATCAAATGAAGTTTGGTTGGTTGCCTAAGTTACCTTGCAAGATTTAATTTGTCGCTACCTTGGTTCTGTTGAACTTACCAGCAGGACCGTCAATCCGCCCCTCTGTTCCCTATGTTGGGGGCAGGGGGGTTTACCTCAGGCAAGCTGCGTAGGCGTTGTAGCGGGTGACTTATAATCGCCGTCATGCCGCAGGTTCGAATCCTGCCCTGAGGATTATGAAAATAGATCAATTTATACCATTAGGATTAAAAACGTGTATTGACAATCCGTTGTCAAAAAAACACTGTTCTATTATATGCCGAGGAAATAAAATAATTTCTGTTGGAATAAATCAACATAAAACTCATCCGCTTGCAGCCAAGTATGGTTACAGGTACAATGAGCTTCACTCGGAATTAGATGCTTTTAGGAAGACAAACGAAAGAAGTAAACTTACCCTGATCAACTTTCGATATAATAGATATGGTCAGATGCGAATGTCTAAGCCCTGCGTCAAGTGTTTGCCTTGGTGTTTGGAGATATTTGACAACATATACTACACTACGAGAGAGGGTATTGTCTTGCTCTCGTAGCTCAACTGGACAGAGCAGCGGACTTCTAATCCGCAGGTTGCAGGTTCGAGTCCTGCCGGGAGTGCTTTATGGCTAGAGATTATGCAAGTCAAAAAGCTTGGGAATCCAAGCAAAAATATATTGCCTCTTCAGGAGGCAAAGGAAGCGTTCGTCGTAAAACGGACGAAGAACAATATAGAGATAATTACGATAAAATTTTTGGAAAAAAGGAATTAAAAAATGGAAAACTCCAGTCGAAAAAAGAACAAAAATCGAAAGACAGCTAAAGAAGCCAAACACTATTGGCAGTCTTCTGTTGATTATAAAGGAAAGACTTATCAAATCCTACTTACTGATTCAGAAGTAGAAAGAGGACTTAATAGAGCTAAGAAAAACCCAGAGGACATCAAGTCATGCCCCTGTGGTAAGAAGTCTAAATGTTCAAGTCTTTGGTGCGCCCTTTTCGGGAATAACTAAGATAACGCCTCCATAGCTCAGTTGGTAGAGCAATCGGCTTTTAACCGATTGGTCCTTGGTTCGAGTCCAAGTGGGGGTATTTCTATAGGGAGACTACATGCTAGAAGAACACACTGATTTAATTAAGAAGATTTCTTATTCGTTATCTGCTAAATGCTCTAAGTGGACAGACGAAGAAATATATGCTTGCGCCTTAGTTCATGCTTGGAAAAGACTACAAAAGTTCGATCCAAATAAAACTAAGGTAGAGATATATCTAAACTTTACTGTTAAGAAAGATGTCGTGTATGATTATATGCATGACATGGGTTATCGAAAACAAGCAGACAGAAAGTGGAAACAAAGATATAATACAAAGACAAATATCGAATCGTTTGTTTTAGACTCGTCAGTCGAAGAAACATCTTTGCATGAGATGTTAGAGCCTCTCTCTGAGAGACAGCGAATGATTGTAAATATGAAGATTGAAAATCATACCCAAGAAGTAATCGGGACTCGACTAGGAAAGTCAAGGTCTTGGGTATGTGGTGAGCTTAAAAAGATTAAACATATATTGGAGAAAAACAATGGGAACACTGGTTGATCGCAAGCAATGTCCTTCATGCGCCTCTGCTGGCAGGGACAATTCAGAAGATAACTTAGCCGTATATGATGACGGTAGTGGCTATTGTTTTAGCTGCGGCCATTATGAAAATGATAAAGGAGAATCCTCTAGGATGACTACTCAATACTCGAAAGAACATGTTGCATTCAAGCCTCACAACGGATCTTATTCTGCCTTGTCTGATCGGGGCATTACAGAAAAGACCGCTAGGATATATGGCTATCAGATTGCCAAGATCAACGGCAAGGATGTGCATATTGCAAACTACTACAGAGACAGTTCTATTGTAGGACAAAAGCTTCGTGGGCCTGATAAGACATTCTTCTGGAAGGGTTCTGCTAAGAATGCACCGCTCTTTGGTCAGAATGTATGGACTAACCAGTCAAGCAATGCCAAGCGTCTAGTCATTACAGAGGGTGAGATTGATGCAATGACTGTCAATCAGCTACTCAACAATAGCTGGCCTGTTGTATCTGTACCCGCTGGAGCCAAGGGTGCCGCTCGATCAATCAAGGACAACCTTGAGTTTGTCACAAGCTATGATGAAGTTGTTATCATGTTTGATCAGGATGATCCCGGTCGTGAAGCAGCTAAGGAAGTTGCTGAGTTGTTGCCTCCCGGTAAGTGTCGTATTGCGTCTCTACCATACAAGGACGCTAACGAGTGTCTGGTCAAGGGTGAAGGCAAAGCCGTAGTCAATGCTACATGGCAAGCTCCGCTCTACTCACCAGATGAGATTCTACATGTTTCTAATGTTATTGCAGACACTAACGTGTTGGAAGGCCGCGTCTATCCCTTTCCTTATGATAGACTCACTGACTTCCTCATCGGCCAGAGATCTGGCGAGATCACCCTATGGACCTCAGGTACTGGCTCCGGCAAGTCTACTATTCTACGAGAGATGATGTGCCACCACCTCGAAGAGGGTAGATCTGTTGGTGCTATCATGCTTGAGGAATCTCCTCAGGAAACTATTGAAGATATGATTAGTCTACTGATCAACAAGCCAGTTCGCGCTATCAAGGCTGCTCGTACTATGAACGAGCTTAGACAGAAGATGGGCAAAGACCCTGTTGATGTAGAGATTGTAGACGATCTTACAGACGAAGAGTATGCACAAGCCAGAGAACAACTCACCGGCACCAGCTTCTATATCTATGATCACCTTGGCAACAACGCACTACAGAACCTTGCCGCTCGTATGGAGTTCATGGCTGTATCTCTTGGTGTTGATGTTATTGTTCTAGATCACATTACAGCCGCTGCTGTTGGCATGGCTGGATCTAATGAGAAGGACATCGACGGTGGTGGATCTGAGCGACTCATCATCGACAACTTGATGAAGGAACTACGTGCTCTAGTTTCTCGCACTGGTGTTCGCATCGACGTAGTGTCTCAGCTTAAGAAGACACAGAAAGCTTACGAAGAAGGTGATCGCATCACCCTACAAGATCTTCGTGGCTCTGGATCACTTGCCAGTGTTCCTAATACTGTCATCGCTCTTGAGCGTGATCGTCAGAATGAGAACCCAGTTGTAGCAAACACAACCACTATTCGAGTTCTTAAGAATAGACTTACTGGTCGAGCCGGAGTGGCATCGTGCCTATTCTATGACCGAATCACTGGTAGGACAAAGGAGATTGACTTTGCCGTCTCAGAAGACGGACAGATTCACTTTGAACCCGTTGAGTAATCCCTAACAATCAGGATGAAATAATGAAACTAGTATTTGATATCGAGGCAAACGGCCTCAACGAGCTTGTCCTTAACAAAAAGGGTGAGCCACAGAAAGAAGTAACTAAAGTACACTGTCTTGTAACTAAAGACGTAGACACAGGAGAAGTCAATGTTTACACTGAAACTAATATGGAATCTGGCATTGCTGCTTTGTGTAATGCCGATCTTCTTATCGGCCACAATATTACGCTCTATGATGTACCCGTTCTTGTACGTCTCTTCGGGCCTATACGAAGTAGGAAACTGGATACTCTCATTGTCTCAAGAATGATGTATCCCGAGAAGAGCCAGAACCCGCTAGGCGGTAACTCTCTGGCTTGTTGGGGCAAGCACCTTGGTTTTGAGAAGATGGATTATCAAGGTGGTTGGGAAGAATGCTCTGATGAAATGATTGAGTATTGTATTCGTGATGTTGAAGTATCGGAACGTATTTGGAAGGCCCAGCAAAACTTTATCAACAAGTACAACAAGTCTGTTGCCCTTGAACATATTGTTACTGATATCATTTCTAAGCAGATTGAGAATGGTATTGGCTTCAATCTTAATGAAGCTACACGCTTGGACTCTCTTCTGTCTCTTGAGAAAGCCGAGATTGAGGACCATCTTCGTTGCGTCTTTCCTGCTAAGGTTGAGGTTCGTCACTCAGATAAAACAGGAAAAAGACTCAAAGACAAGATTACTATTTTCAATCCCGGTTCTAGACAACAAATTGCAGAGCGACTCGGTGAGAAGTACAGGTGGAATGCTCCTACCACAGACAAGGGCAATCCAAAAGTTGACTCAGAAGTTCTTAAGTCTTTGTCTTTTCCTGAGGCATCTAAGCTTGCCCGTTACTTTGATCTTACCAAAATGCAAGGACAGGTAACAGATTGGTGTACTCGATCTGCTAACTCCAGAGATGGTCGTATTCATGGTAACGTAAACCCTCAGGGTACGGTTACTGGACGCATGACTGCATCACAGCCTAACCTACAGCAGGTTCACTCTGATCCTCGAATGCGATCTCTGTTCGTCCCTAGTAAGGGTAATGTCATGGTTGGTATTGATGCCTCCGGTCTTGAGGCTCGTATGCTTGCAAGCAGAATGGCTAAGTATGATCAAGGCAAGTATGCCGATGTCATACTTAGTTCTGATATCCATGACTACCCT